CGTTCATATATGCCTTGCTATTGCGCGCGGCAATGTCGGCTAATGTTCGATCTGTAACTGGCGTGGTGTAACTCATAGCAGCACTCCAACAATTTCAACGTCTGAAATAAACCCGCGCGCTAGGTCGGTTTTTACCTTTTCCACAATGCCCTGAATTTGCTTTCCATCGTAGGTGTCCACTAGAACAGAATCACCAGGCTTGATTGCGGTTGCGTACAGTCGCACGTTTTGGACGTATCTCTCTTGCAAGTAATCAAATACTTCATCTGCAAGAGCGGAATAATTTACAACACTAACAAAACTACCATCTTTTATGGTCATTTTGTTTTTGTCGGATACGCCCGCAAGACTTACGGTATGCGCCGATTTTTTATTCAAAACAAGTCCAGATAATTCAAGGTACCACGTTCCAGCAGTTGTACACTCAATATCTATATATGTGCCACGAAGTAAAGATGTTCCTGAGTAACTAACAACCGCTGTCCCCCCTCCTATCAGATAAGTCATAGCAACATCAGGGTTAAAGTCAAGTATGTAATTTCCAACAGCTATGTCACCATCAAAAATAAGTTTTCTGTTTAGGTAAATTCCGGCGCTGATGAAGGTACTTGGTGCCTCTACATACTCTGCGTACGACAATTCAAGACTTGTTACCAAAGGTTTCAAGTCCACCGATTGAGACATCCCCTTTTCGGCGGCGGTTAGTTCATAGTCAGGCGTGACAATATCTTCAGATAATTCCGCTTTGCGAATTAGTATTTTGTTAGAACGTGAGCAAGTAGCATAAGCACCAAGAGAAAACAAAACCTGCTGCAAAGCATGTCTGCAAGTCCCAAAATGTAAAAGCCCATTCATTTGAATGTTTTCTAATACGGCATCTATTTCATATTCCAAGCCTGCGGCATTTAAGATTTCTATAATTAGATCATCTGAATTTATGTGCGCGCCTGTACCTAAAATCCAATTGAAAAAGCCGCCAAGATATTTTGATTTATCAAGTAAAGAAATCCCATCCTTAAGGGATAGGTTCATTTTATTGGGCGTTGGGCTATCAAACTTGTCAAGGTAAAATCTGCCCATGTAGTTGGTCACACCGTCGATTTCTTCATACATATCCGCCGGTTGATTTTCTTCCAAGCCCGAAAACATGCCAGTTGTACTAACTATGGAAAATTCACCTGTGGGTGAGAATAAAGAAACTTCAAGCGTGTTGGATTTCAACTCAGTAGAATACCGACTGATTTCCTCCACAATGGTTGCGGATTTGATCTCACTGCCTCGGAATAGAATGTCATCAAAACCAATATCTAATAACCGCAAATGCCTGTATGGGCGGTTGGTGGAATAGAAATACACGCGGATATATTTTACATTGGCAATCGGTTTCGCTGGTAACTCGGCTCTGTATTCGTATGTGGTGGGAAAATAGGTTTCATCGTCAATTAGTGTGTCAGACGCGTTTCTATATTCCACTTTCAATTCTGTGCAATAGTCGCCTGAGATTTCCGAAAAACTAAAACGCGTCAGTTGTTCAAAAGTGTATGTGGTGTCAAGGGTGATTGTCAGTAAAATTGGGCTGCTAAAATCGCCGTTGACATCGGATATAACGTCACTGACAAAGCCGATCTTGGTTGACGATGCGGGGATAAATTTATGCCGTCCATCAAGTAACCAACTATTAGGCTCATACGTGGCATACAGCAAGTGTTTATTTCCATCGCCATTGACTAAACTTGTTAGGTCAGATGCAGTATGCGTTGAACCAGAAGCGGGTGAACCACCCTCTTTCATGGCAACGCTATCACCATATCGCAACAAAAACACCGGAGTTGTTTTATTCATTGGCACTATCCCATAAATAAAACGGCTCTAAGCTATCCGGCATTTCTTCTCTGTTGCCATTGGATAGGGCGTAAATATCCGCGTACAGTTCGGCACTTGGGTCATTGAAAACATAATAAAACTTTGGGTGATAATCTAAAAAACTTGAAAAAATAGCGATTACATACGGATCGGCTTTGTCAGTTCGAGATTGCACAATGACAAACAAATGCAGGGCATCATTCCACTCTACTGAGTGGCTAATCCATCCCTGATTTCTGTCCATTTGATGCGCCTTTTCATGCAAGCATGAATAATGGTTACTACACCAATACAGGTTTGAAATAACGTTATATGCGCCAGTTGAACCAGGCATGGGAATTGGCAGAATCAAAAACGCCAAAACAATAATTGCATAAATAAATGCAATCTTTTTCATGGTGTCCTTGTGGGTTCCTTGGAAATAAAATTCACGCTCAAATTTTTCCAGAATGTTTTTGCCGTGGTGTCCTTGCGGATTTCATCACCTACGCCCGAAAAGTACGCTGTAAACGTCAAGGGCGTGGCGTCAATATCCGGCACAACAACCTCATGAAATTCAACCGGCTCTGTGAGTTTTTCCCACAGCGCGGCATACTCAGTAGTATTGTTTGTGCGTCCAAATTGCAGCGAGTAATTAAAATACACGCCGATCAACTCACGGTGCAAAATGCCGTCCTCTGTGCGTTCGGCAAATTTATCGAGAAATTCGGCAGTTCTTTTTATGCCGACTACAGGAATATCAAACGTGGTGCCGTCAATCACAATGCTCATTGGCTGCTTGCTCCACTTTGGATAAACGAGGGTCCAACGCGCTGGTTTTCTTGGTCAATGTGCGGTTTCAAAGCGCGTACTAACTCACCCATAGTGCCGCCAAACGTGATGTTGATATTTTGATTGCCGCCATTGCCGCCCATTTCTTCACGGAAAATTTGCCGAATCAATCCTTCAGGCGCTTCAAGGTTTCGCCCGCTTTTTTGATCTCCGAGGATTGCTGCAAACTCTGCATTGGGTGGAATCACCGCACCCGTGGCAAGGCGTGGGATCTGTGGCGTGGAAACACCTGACTTAGCCTGAAAGCCAGGTACAAGCCCGCCGATGGTGTTGAAGCTACCAATCAAGCCATTGATACCATTGACCACGTTTGCAATCATGCCGTTGATGTAACCAATGATGTTATTGATTGCGCCTTGAATAAAGTTTTGAATACCCATGAAGATTGATTCAAACTTGACCTTGATAGCATCCAAGGCGGTAAAGAAACTTGTTTTGATTGTTTCAGCCATTTGGGTGATGTAAAAGCCAATAATGAAGCCTATTTGCTTTATGGTTTCACCCATATTTTGCCATTGTGAAATTACCAAAATAATGAATCCAATAACGGCGGCTACTGCCAATCCAGTCAACGCACCAATACCAGATATATAAACAACCATGACAGCAAATATAGCGGCGATTGATAAAACCAAAATCCCAAGCGTAGTGATGAAATTTCTAAACTTTTCAGGATTTTCTTTTATCCACTCTGCAAGTTCGCCCAACTTGACCGTAAGCCAATCAAGAATTTCAATGATTGCCCCGCCTGTCCATTCGGCAATCGGTTTCAAAAAGCCTTCATAGAATTCAAGCCATAATGGACCCAGCGCGATCAAAACTTCATTCAACACACCCAGCGCACCGGACAACAAATCCAAAAATGCCGGCAGTAGGTCAGATACTACCCAAGTACCCAAGGGTACAAGAATGTTATCCCATGCCCATTTCAAGCCTTCCCAAATGGTCTGCCCAAGCGGTACAAGGGCGTCATACAACCGCCCGAGGGCTTCGGTCAATGGGCGGAAAAACTCAGCGGCTTTGGCTTTGAATTCTTCCAACTTGGCAAGCATTTCAGGTGAGATAGGATCAACAGCGGGCAACGCCATACCACCACCCGCACCACCACCGCCCGCATCTTCATTATCCTTTGGGGTAGATAAAACGTTGATTTGGTCAAACGCCGCCAATGCACCTTGTGCCTCTTTTGCGGCTTTTTTGGTTGCCTTACCAGCACTACCGGCAGCCGACGCCACGCCGCCGAATCCAGCTTTCACGCCAAACAATGCGCCGATGATTTGCGTCACAATGGTAAACAACTGGGTAAGCCATTGAACAAAGGTTATGACGTAGGGAATCAGCGGGGCAAGCGCGGTCAAAATCAAATTGACAAACGCGCCTTTGAGTACATCAAATGCCGTAGATAGGGATTTCACACTTGCGCCGATGGATGACCCCATGAGGTCAAATTGCCCAATCAGTGACCGGATGCCGTTGATAATTGACCCGCCAATAAATGCCGCCGCCATTGCCTTGGCAACCATCATGACAGATGATAAAACACCCTTCAGGGAGTTGGTAATTGCCTTACCACCTTTGTTTATCCCATCGGTGTTTACCTTTGTATCGATGTTTATGCTACCGTCATACTGCATGGCGTTTCTTTTCCTCTAACTCACGAACCTTGCGTAAGAAATCGTTTTCGGCTTCTTTTTCGCCAAGTGTCCGCTCGTCAATTTCCGGTATATCAATCATCTCGCCCATTTCACGCGCGGCGGCTTGCTCTTCCTTGCTTGCCTTGCCAGTTTTCAAACGCTTGCGGAGTGCGGTTAGTTGGCAAAATGTGGTGTCCTGTCCCAAGTCCATGAACAGTGCCAGGAACGTCCACCAATGGAGTTTTGCGGTACTTAGATCAATGCCGTGAGTTTGTCGAAAGGCGGCATAAATAAAATTGCCGTCCTTTGCAAACGAGTACACGCGGGGATTGCTGATTTCGCCTTCATCCTCAGTAGGCTTTTCTTTGCCGCCATTCAAAAACCAATTGGCATGGTCAAGCGCCGCGTTCAAATCATTAGGCACTACTGAGTAGAGATTGCCAAGCAGTACAAGTTGCTTTTCCTGGGGCGTGAGTTCGTTATCCTCAAACGCCATGATGATTTTTAGACATGTGCGAAAATCGGTATTTAACTGATATATCTTGCCGGATATATCAACCGATTCAATCGGCGCATCAACGAGGATGTTCATTTTCTCTTAGGCGGTTTGTTGCTATACTTTGCAACCTTTTCCGCGCGTGCCGTTTGCACATACGGGCGAATGCCCTCAAAGAATTGCACAATGGCATCAATGTTCAGCGAGTCACCAAAAACGATTTGTGATGTGCCGACGCCGATCAATTCATCAATCTGTGCATGGGCGTACTGGCAAACTTCTTTGAGTAGATCAATGCGCTCGCCAGTGTTCAGCGGAATATCGTTGTCATCGGTTGCCGTTTTAGATTCCACTGCATTAGCTTTACTTTGATACTCAGTAAATTGATGCTGAAAGTTGCCAAGCATCTTGTAAAACTTCTCGGCAAAAATCGCATCATTGGGACGTAGCACAATCACGCGGTTGGGATCGTCATTGATTGCGAGCCGGATTTCACCGGTATTGATTTGGAGAGATTGCATAAAACCTCATGCCCGTACCATTTCTGATACGGGCGTTTGTGATTAGGCGAAGGAATTACCAGACACGTCATACAATCCGGTTGTGGCATCGCCACGGAAATGGATTGTGAATGAGTGCTGCAAAGTTGTCACCGCATCACCGCCAAAAGTTTCAATGGCAATGGACACAGGTTGCAATTCAGCAGGGTATTGATCGGTACTCACAGGGGTTTCGTATTCGTACACCATGAGAATATCGGTTTCAGCCGCGCTGCCAATTGCACGGGTGCGGCGGAGGTTGTCGATAAACTCGAAAACGGCTTCTTCATTGATTGCCTTGCCCTCAATCGGAATGGTGGGGGCGTAGCTTTCCACGGTTGCGGTCTTGTTGTCTTGGTGGATGTATCCTTCAGTAGTCACCTCGGGGTTGTAATTGACCATCGCGGTTGTGTAACCGGTGCCGATCAATGACCACGTTGGGGTGCTTGCCGGTGTGGTGTCAATGAAGAGGGCAAACTTACTTCTTTTGATTTTTGTTTCTGCCATTGTGTTTTCTCCTAGTTGCTATGGTGCAACTTCGCTATACGTTAATTTGCATTGAATTTGGTACACACTCGTACCCGATTCGCTTTCATCAAATGGGTAGCCCCATCCGAGGGCTTCAATTTTTTCAGCGGTCTTGCCAGTGCCCAAACTCGGCAGCGTGCCCGCTTCAGATTGCGTGTCAAGCCAATGGGCAAACGCTTCAAAGAATCCGAGATTTTCCAACCGTATCGCGTCATCGGCATTAGATACCGCCGCTTCAAACGCAAACGGGAATTCTCGGAGTGTTGATCTGTCAAGATACGTTTCCACGATCCGCGCGCCAGGCAGTGGGGCAATGGCATACTGAGTAGGTTCTTTGCCCAGATAATCAACCCACACCGGCGCGTTGGCTTCAAGTTCGGTGTATGTCTTGATGTAGGTTTGCACCGCGCTAATAATGCTCATTTGCCTGCCAGTTTCTTTGCGCCGCTGATAATGGAATCACCGCGTACGGCTTTCATGCGCTCAAACCAAAACCGCCCGCGTAGGGGTCCAGCTTGTTGAGTGCCTGGGCGTCTGCCCTTGTAGTATTGCCGCTTTGCATACGGCGCAATCCATGAGACTGTACCGCTGCCAATGTCAGTGCCCAGAATGCCTGATTTGATAAGCATTGACGTGAGCAAGGGCGTGAATGGTTCAGATTGCCGCAACACTTCAGAGTCAATAAACTTTTGCACTCGGCTATATTTCTGTGTCTGCTTTGCGCCAAAGTTGGGATTGAATTTCAGTTCGGCTTTGCCGTTGGGTCCAACGATTACAGCGCCGCGCGGGGTTTCAATTTTGATATGGTTCATTTGCAGCCAACCTGCCAGTGTTGGACATTGGCACTGCCTTGATCCATGGCGTCAACGGATGTGATGGTTACAACATCCTCATATTCGGCTCGCAAGCTGGTTAGGGTGTACTCAGTAGTGATCTCGTCTGTTGCCTCACCACGTACGATGACATCACCCTCTTGCAACGTCCATTTACCGGATCTCGCCGCCTGCCATGCTTTGGGCTTTAGATATGCCGCGCCGCGCGCCATGGGGATGAACACGGTTGCCACGTTAGATGCCAGTACGCCGGTTGATCTACCACTCACTGCCTTGGTCGCTTGCCACACAACATCACGAATAACGGTGCGTTGATACTTTTCCAACCGGCTTTCAAAGTACCGGTTGTAAATGGTGATGTGCCCGTTAGGAATCATCAGTCAAGCCGCCATACTCGCCAGTGTTGAAGCCGCCAAACATCAGGAATGTGTTTTCAAGCCACAAACGCGCGGCGGTTTCGATCTTGGATTGATTGGACTTGCTACGGTTTGAATTTGCCCCATAGGATACTGAGTACTGCCCTTGGCTTTCGCTGGTTACACCATCCACATTTGCGGCGGATTCTTGCCGCTGGATTTCCTCGGCAATCTCACAGGTTGCGTTTTTGATTGCGGTTACATTGTCGGTTTCAGTATTCGCGGTGATGATTGCAGCGGCGCGGTTGAACGTCACGCGGTCAATTTGTGCGGAGGCTCGGAGTGCCAAGCGTGGGAAATCAGCCTCGGCAATGGCGGTGCCGAGAAAAGTACTTGTGTAGTAGGAGTATGTCGCGTATGCCATTTGCCGAGGCTTCTTTCGTTACTTGGGCTTGCGGGCGGGCTTTTCAGCCGGTTCAGGGGTTTCAACGGCTTCAGGATCAACCGGCGCGGGCGGTTCAGGGGGTGCAACCGGTGCGGGCTTCTCATCAACTACTGAGTACCCTGCTTGCTTGTAAAAACCAACATCACTTGCAGGGACTTCGATGGTGATTCCAGCGATTTTCATCTTAACCATATTGTCACCTTACGCCGAAGCGACGCCTTCCACATAGTACAGATAACCGGTGAGTTTTCCAGCGGTCAGAATGGACGTGCCCACGGTGCATGTGATCTCGCGTGCGGCGGTTGCCTTGACGCTGGTTGATTCAGGCGTGTTGGCTTTTGGTACGATTGCCTTGCGCCCAATGGATGAATACGGCGCTCCACTTACAGCGGCGGCTGAAATGATGTCATTTGCCGCTTGCACATGGATTGCAATTGTGGCGTTGTTGGTGTTCTGTGAAGTGAACAGAGTATTCACGTCCACAAACCCACCCACCACAATGGCATGGATTGGGATAGTTACACCCACACCATGCGCGGCAACAGTGGTATTTGACACACCGGCACTGTCCAAGCCTGCGGTGTCGAATTCAAACCGCGCCACGCGCAAAGCACCAAGACCGGCGGAGCCACTGAACAACGGTGCAAGCAACGTGAAGTTGTCAGCAATATCTTTCAACCAACCGGCAATGCCAGGGATTTTGATTGTGGTCATTTCAAACCACCTTATGAACCCTTGATATGGGAGTAAATGCCGTCAACCTTGTTTTCGTAAACAAAGGCATCATGGTACAAGCGGTACTGCATGAGCCAAGCATCAGCGGTCTGATTCTCTTCTGGGGAAAAGATTTTCAGCGCGGCGTGTTTGGTCGCTTGCAAAACTGCGGACGGGTGCAGCAACATGAAGTTGATGTCACGACCGGTTGAATCGGTCTTGGCAAAACCACCGGCATCCGAGGATGAGCCAGCGTCAAGGGTGATGCCCTTGTAGAAGCGGGTCTGAGGAACGGGGATCACTTTCACTTTGTCCAGCATGTCCAAGCTACGATCTGCAGCGCCTTCATTGGCGAGCGTGCGAGTGATCGAGGCCTTTAAGAGGCTGTACAGGGTGGAGGCGATATAAAGAACACGCCCTTCAGCGGGCACTTCATCATTGTCCAAAGCGGTCATGGCAACATCGAAAGCAGCCAACACATTGGCGGCGGTCGAAAGGGTTGCAGGGGAGCCGACTTCGGTAATGCCGGACCAACTCGCATACTTGCTGAAGCGGTAAGCATCCACTTCGGGCACAACTTTGGTGCGGATGAATTCACCGGCGAGAGTACCAAACGCCATGCCGAGGGATTCTTCATCGTCCATGCGGTCAATGCTGAAAGCACGACCACGGGAGGCGGCAAGGGTCAACGCTTCCCACGTGCCGGTGACATCACCGGTGGGGTAGCCAGTGGAGCGGGAGTAAGTACCAAGACCCACAACAGAGGTCTTGAATACCTTGACCACATTTGCGCCCATGAAATCAACGGGCTTGGTCGGAGCATCGAGGATCGCAGTCAGGGACGCGGCTTTGTAGATTTCGTCCAGAATGGGTTGAAACTTTGTTGCAAGAGCAATGGAAGTTGCCATGAGAATGTTTCCTTATGAGGTTGCAGGTGTCGGCAATCCGGCGGCTTTTCGCGCGGCATCGGACATGGCGTCACTCAGCACTGATTGAGAATTTCCACCCCTGACAATTTCAGGAATGGGAGTATCGCTTTCAAAGAGGTAATCGGCTTCCGTTTTGATTTTTTCGATCTGCGAGGCGAGGCGTTCAGGAATAAATTTTCCAGCGGCATCGCGCAAATCATCACTACTCAGTAACGCTTTGACTGCTTTGGCGTTCTTGACCTTTGCCCCAGCTAGGGCGGTGTCAAGTTCGGTTTCAAACTGCATGGTTGCAAGTTTGGTGCTGTGTTCTTTTTCAGCGGTTTCAAACTTGGATTTCCATTCATCGGCAGCCTTCTTAATGCCGTCAACGTCCATGCCTTTGAAATCTTCGATCTGTTTGTTCGCTTCGGTCAGTTGCGTCTTTACTGTTTCGAGTTCGGCGGTTGCAGTGGCGGCGGCGGTTTTGTTCGCTTCAATCGCTTTGCCATTCAGTGCCATTACCGCATCAATCGCGGTGTCATCCAAACCCAGTGCTTTCAAATCTTCACGTTTCATGATTACCTTTCACTACGCTTTTTGTAAGTGGTCTCGTCCACTTGTGTTTGTCCTCGTTACGGTAGGACTTGCCGAGAATTTACAAAAAAAATTATAGACAGTCAGGTAATGGGTCGCTAGTCCCATTATTGGTAATACCCTCCTAATGGGAATTAAATAAAAAAACCGCCTGCATTTCTGCAAGCGGTCCGGACAGCTTTATACCCATTGCAACAACCTAAGACGGCGGTCCGTCCGTCCGCACCTGTAATCATTCAGGCTCTACGATTTGCACATGCCTAAGCATAGTGGTCGGTTGAATAACTTACTACTCAGTAGCTAATCTGTTGTCATAATGCTGAATTTTGGCACGGTTATTGTGCCGTCGGCTTTGATCTCATGGTACACGCCGCCGATCTTGTTTTTACTCACCGGTGCTTTCATGTGTGCATAGGCGGTTTTTGCCTGCCACGATGGAAGTATCACGCCGTGCATGGTTTTGAATTCCATGCCTTCACGGTACACATGGGTATTGTACGTGGGATCGTGTACGTGCCCTGTGTAAATAATATCTGGCGCGCGGCGCTTGTCGTTGAGTGCGTCATAGTAGATATTTTTCAACCAGGACTTCATGGGGTTGCCTTCGTTTGCGCCTTTGCCACGGCTCGGACCGTGATGCACAAACCAAGACAAAACGCCGTTGGTATCCAGTTCGAGGAAATCCCACACGTGGAAATCGCCGCATGGCACGGCGTTCATTTGCCTGCCGATATAGTTTTCCATGCCATGCACATGGGTTTGCGTGCCGCGCGTGTAATACATTTCATCGCCGCGTTGCCAACCCATGCGGGTTTTGATTTCTTCCATGATTTCAATATGGATGTCTGCCTGTTCGAGTTCGTCAACTGTTGCCACATCCCCGCTATGGTGATGATCGCCGTCAATGGCATCGCCATTGTGAACAAGAATCAACTTTTTACCTTGCCGCGCCTGTCTCACTTCATCCGCGTATTTTTCGACTTGATCGCGGATTTTGATTTGAATCGCCCTTGGAATGTGGCTTGTCTTTTGCCCGTGCCAGTGGCGATTTAGAAACAGGGCAAAATTACTACCTGAGTGCAGGTCTGAAATCACCGCCTGCATTACATCTTTTGGCTCTTGCGCTATCATGTACGCGGGCGCGGGGGTTGAAAAGTCTGTGAGTAAACTCATTTGATTATTTGCTCCCTAACTGATTGTCTATCTAATCCAGTTTGCTTAATAAAATCTCTCATTGCTTGTTG